GAACGGCGGGAGCGTCCGCCAATCTACTGAGCCGTCGATGAAGATGCCGAGGAAGGCCGAGAGGCTAAATAGAGCAATAGCCCCAAAGGTGAACCAGATTCGGGTGCCGGCAGACGTGAGGCGTGGGTTGAAGAATATCGGGTAAAGAACGGCCGTGAGTACTGCGACAAGGAGGATGACAGTAAGTACCATGTTGCCCGCCACCCAGATCCAAGTGTTTACCTCGAGGGCGCCTCTAAGATCCATTACTTTCTTTACGCTTTCTTGGCTGGGATAGGGTCCACTCGAAGTCTTGGCCGAGCCCGTTGCTTAGCCTACGTGCATCGAGCCAGGCAGTGAGCAGGTCGACTTGCTGGGTTTGAGCCACTGACTTAGAGAACAACTGCTCGATGGTCACCTCGGCTTCAGCTAGCCGGCGAGAACCTTCGGCGCGCTTAGTCGTCACTGGAATCACCTCGATTATCATCTGTAGTCTTCCCTTCACTATCGTCGAGCTTACTGAGAAACGGGGAACGGGTGGGGGTGCGGAGCTCAAAGAAGTGTTTGACGATCTCGTTACTAGAGATTAGCTTGTCGACTTGAGAGCTTTGAGAGGTGTTTAGGTTGACGCTCTTATCTAGCAGCGCCTCCTGCCGGCGGTAACGGGGACCTGGCACCCACCACTCTCGAAACGCTCCGATGACGATGAACACGGCTAATGAAAAGAACATGCCCCATCCTCCGAGCGCGGCCCAGTCACGCGTGAGAAGCGCGGTGATCGGATCTTCCACGGTGTCGGCTCCAGTCCGGGCAAAGCTTGAAATGGTCGCGTTCAGAATACAGGTCTTAGACGTGAGCGCGGTAGCGGCGCGCGAAGGACTTGCCCCACGTGGTACAGATCGTGGTAGCCTTTCCGCGTGACCGTGACTCCCGCTCATCCCCTCGTTCGTGCCGCTGCGCTCGGCCTCGCTGCCGCCCGGCTTACCCGTTTCGTCACAACCGACTGGCTCGGTGAATGGTGGATCGGGCAACCCGCGAAGGCGTGGGCTGAGAAGGTGGACGGCCCCGACAGCGCGATCGACTTGACCGCTACCGGGCATCACCGCACCAAGCTCGTGAAGGGCCTTGATTGCCCATTTTGTGTCGGCTTCTGGGTCGGCGGCGCACTACTTATCGGAGAGGCAGCGCTCGGCGCGACCTCCAAGAGCCCTAAACTGGTGCGAGGAACGTGGGCCCTCGGAATCGGCGCGCTTGCGCTGAATTATATTGTCGGGCACGTATCCTCAAGAATTGACTAAAGGAGTAACCGTGTCTGATAGCAACCAAGGCGCTGAAACGCCCCGGCGGCGCGTTCGCCGTCCGTGGTACTCAGCGTGGATTCCTCCGAAGGTGATCGAGTCGAGCGTCGTGGATACACGCGGCGGTTCTCTAGTCGCCTCGGCCGCGCGAATTGTCACCGCCAAACTTCGTGGTAGCTCACACCGCAAGACTGAAGGGTGGATGGCTGAAGCGTGGACGATGTACGACCTCGTCGGCGAGCTCCACTTCCTCTCCTCCACCCTCGCTCGGCGGGCGTCTCGTGCTCGGTTCTACGTGGGGAAGGTTGCCGGGTCTGACGTTGTCGAGCTCCCGGTGGCCCTCTCGGAGGACGCTAGTAAGGAGTCGCAGGCCGCGTTCAAGCGCGAGAAGAAAGTGCGCGACGTCTTCGACTCGCTCGGCGACGGCTTCATCGGGATGCAAGAGCTCGTAGAGCGTGTGTTCCTTAATCAGTTCGTCGTGGGTATGGCGTACATGGTTGGCGCTCCTTCCGAGGTGTGGAAAGGACAGGGCAACCGAGACATCAACGTCGTGCCCGTCAACGATCTCGAGTGGCGCGCTCTATCGGTGATGGAGTTTACGCAGACGGCCGGTGGCTACGAGCTCAATCAGGGCGGGGCCGCATCCGGCACCGACAACCCGAAGCTGAAGCTGAACGGCTCACACGTCTACGTCATCTCCCTCTGGACGCCGCACCCCTCCAACTCCACGATTCCGGATAGCCCGGTACGCGCTGCACTCCCGATTCTCCGCGAACTCGTCGGTCTCACCCAGCACGTCTCGGCCCAGATTGACTCGAGGCTGGCCGGTGCCGGACTACTTGTCATGCGCTCCTCGGCGTCTCGAGCCATCAAGCGCTCATTCGGTATCCCCGAGGACGATCAGCGTGATGTCTTTACCGAGATGCTTCTTGACGCGATGGTCACCCCGATCTCTGACCGAGACTCCGCCTCGGCCGTCGTACCGCTCGTGGTGACGATTCCAGACGAGTCGCAGGCGCCGGAGTACATCTCGTTCGATGCGCCCCTCGACCAGTACGCCGCCCCGCTGCGCGAAGAGGCCATTCGGCGTATCGCTCTCTCTCTCGACGCTCCGCCCGAGCTCCTGCTTGGCCAGGGCTCCACCTCTCACTGGACGGCTTGGCTGACGCAGGAGGAGGTCGTCGACTCGCACATCTCACCCACGCTGGGCATGATCGTGCGCGGTCTCACTATCGAGTTCCTCCGCCCGATTCTCCGCGCCAACGGGTTCACGGAAGAGGAGGCCGAATCCTACGCGATCTGGTACGACACTTCGGACCTCACCGTCAAGGCAAATATTGCCCAGGACTCCAGGGACCTTTACGCTCTCGACCTCCTTTCGGACGACACCGTGCGCCGTGCCAACGGCTTCGACGAGTCGGACGCGCCGAAGAGGGCAGACGTCAAGGACCAGGCGATTGACCTAGTCAAGTCGATGGTGGAGGGCAACCCAGGGCTAATGAACCGTCCCGGCCTCGACGTTCTCGTGACGCAGATCGAGGCGCTACTCAACGGCCAGCCGAAGACGGGCCTCNCTGCCTCGAAGGCGGCTAAGGCCTCAAGCGGCGCGGCTGAGATCCCAGAGATCGAAGAGGAAGCCGTACCGGAATCTGAGGCCCCAGCGAGCAACGCAGCCGGAGGTCCTCGTCCACCGGTTACTACCGTCTCTACTCCCGGCCTGCCACAGACCCGAGCCGGTGCCGCGGCCGAAACGGAGACGTTCGGAACATGGGACAAATGACTTACCCCGACGGAGACGACCCGGGGAGCGCCCTTCTGGCTCCGTCGCTCGACGATAGGGAAGTTCGTTGTCCGGAATGTCGAACGATCCTGACGCCGTCTCAGTACGGCTCGCCCGATCACACCATCAACACCCTGCTCGCCGTCTGCGACGTGCTCGTCGTCAAGGCACTCGAGAAGATGGGCAACTACATCGTGCGGGCCGAGCGGCGGCGGTACAACGATATCGGTGATCAACCGTTCTACCTCGCCCACACCTTCTGGCCGGCGTCTGACGAGATCGTGACCAAGGCGCTGAGGGGAGCGTGGGACGTGGTTCCACTCGTGCTTGATACCCACGGCCCTTACGAGTTCGACGCGTCAACAGCGGTCGCCGTTCTGGATCAGTACGTCCACGACCTCGTCGTCTCGGGCTCGCCACACGCCCTCAACTCACTCGCCTACCGGCTCCGCGAGGGCCTAGGACTTCCAGTCTTTCGTATTCAAACGTCATAACGGGAACACGCCGAACGCGCGTTAGCGTGGTACAACGGTAGAAAGTACCGTAATCTTCTAACGTGGACACCGAACCAGAGTTTCTCACCTCACCGGAGGCAGCCCTAGCGCACGTCGCCGAGATGGAGGACGCTCTGTTGGCGGCGGGAGACCGTGCGCTCGCCGCCTTCCTCGACCGAGTCGTCACCGACGCCGAGGATGGACAGATTACTCGCGGTGCCATCATGGGCTACTGGCTTACCGAGTTCGGCAAGGCGCTCAGCCACCCGGCGTTCTCGGATATCCGAGATGACATGCTCGGCTCCCTAGACTCTTCCGGCTTCGCCGATGACGTATATTCGGCGGCAGAAATGGCGCTGGAGATTGCTCACAACTTCGACGCGACTTCCAATGAACGCTCGGCGCTTCTCAACACACTCTTTGCTCACCCGACTCCTGGTCTGATCGCTTCGCTATCTGACCGAGTCAACCGGTGGCTCACCCGCCGCGTCCAGCGCTACCTTCGGATGCGTCTTGCCGAGCTCGGCCCTGACGACCTCGAGCGTGACGACCTCGTCGGTAACCTGTACGAGATTCCCGAGGGCCCGCCGGTGGCTAACCCCAACCAAGCGCGGGTTCTCGTTCACGAGGAGGACTGGTCCGAAGATGACCGGCCCGGTGACATCAACTGGCGTTCCCGGATGCAGCGCGATATCCGCACCTCGTACACCGCCGTGTTTGGTAAGAACATGCTGCGGGTGATCGAGAAGTACGGCTACTACGAGAAGCGGTGGGTCTCCCGCAAGGACGATCGAGTGCGTCACGCGCACCTTATTGCCGACGGGCAGACGGTCCCGATCTACGAACCGTTCATCGTCGGCGGCTTTCCGCTGCAGTTCCCCGGCGACCCTCTAGGGCCTCCCGGACAAACAATCAACTGTCGTTGTACGATCGTAGCTTCGGGAGTCCGTCAAACTTAGGCGTGTCGTGGTCTAGTACACGGTACTCATTCGGTATATCCTCGAGGTGAGCGACAAACGTCGCGCGGCTATCTCGCCCTACAAAGGAGATTGAAATGAGTCCTACCCAGACGCCCACTGTTGTGAAGGCAACGCCCGACAGTGACGAGTACGTCGGCCCCGAGACCGCGCCTTTCGAGGGCGTCATCGGACTCGAGGGTATGTTGACCGGCGATGGCCGTCTGATCAACGAGTCTTCGCTCTCCTGGGCCACGTTCCCGCTGCCCCTCCGCTGGGCGGCTTCTGACTTCGGCGGCCACGACGGAGCCGTCATTGTAGGCCGTATGGATTCCGTAGAGCGCCGCGATAACGGCGACATCTACGCCCACGGCGTTCTCGATCTTGGCTCGAAGGAAGGGCGCGAGGTTGCCCGGCTTATGTCCGGCCAGTTCCTCTCCGGCGTATCAATGGATCTCGATTCAGTCGAGACGTTTGAGGCCGAGGTTCAGCTTTTCAATGATGACGGAACCGAGATCCCGAAGGTTGAAGGCGCTCCTCCCGTTCTCGTTACCACTGACGCTCGCGTGCGTGCCGCTACCCTCGTTGCCATCCCGGCGTTTGATGAAGCACGACTCTCGCTGATCGCCTCGATGGGCGCAAAGGACTGGACGGCCGTGGGACACGGCGCCTTCTCCCTCACGTTCGCCTCGGCCGCAGACGAGCGCAAGGCGTTCCGCGCCGGCGGTGCTGCGATCGTTCGCCGCCGCAAGGAGCTCGCAGCCCGACTCGAGGCGTTCAGCCCTAAGCGCCGTGCGCTTGAGGCGATGACAGCCAAGGTCGACACCTTCCGTTACAACCCGCTCCAGTGGCGTAACCCGCGCAACGGTAAGTGGATCGACATGCCGGGGGCGGCGCTGATCAAGTTCTTCACGTCGCTCGACCTCGGCGGCAAAGACAACAAGGGAAGCAGCGGCAGCAAGTCCAAGTCGGGCGGGAAGGCCGCTCCCGGAGCGAACAAGGGTGTCTCGAGAAAGTCGAAGGCCAAGAAGGAAGCCAGCGACGTCATCGGTGCCGGCGTTGACGGGCCTACGCGTAACGCGCTTATGGCCAAGTCTCGGCAGATGGATGAAGCTATCCGCGCCAACAACCTCCCCGAAGCGCAGAACCAGGCGGCGGCGCTCCGCACGATCCTAGAAGCTCCGGACTCCCCTCTCAAGGGCCTCGAGACCCCAGAGGCCGATAACCTGAACCTCGTTCTCCAGGCCGTACTCGACGCTAGGGCGTTCCGGGCCGCCGACGACGCTTCGATCGACGTGGGCGACCTCGAAGGCTCTAGCTTCGACGATCCCGACCTCGACGCTCCTGACCCCGATATTGCGGTGTCAGATCGCGTGAATCAAGCGATGGTGGATCTTGGTGGAGTAGCTGAGCGGGCGGAAGATTCTACCGCTGCCGGCTGGCTAGGAGGCGCCGACCGCGCGCTAGAGAACGGCGACCAGGCCCGGCTAGAGGCGGAGGTCGCTGTAGGCTCCCCAATCGAAGGAGTCCTTCCAGAAGACGTTGAGATCGAAGCGGCTGCGCGTGAGGTGCTCCGTAATCCAGATGTTGAAGGGGTGGAAGGCGCGTCGTCCTCGGTCTACCAGCCAGGAAAGTCCGCTGTCTCCGATCTCCAGGTGGGCGATACCTTTACCCCTCCCGGAGCCAAAGGCCCGGTCGAGGTAACCGAGCTTCTCGGCGGCTTCAACGAAGGCAAGATCGACGGCGACGGTGTAAGCTCAGGCAAGGGTGCTGACCTCTCGAAGATGAGGGTCAAGGACCTCGAGACCGGCAAGGTGACCAAGCTCGCGATGCGCGCAGACGCTGAGGTAGAGCTCGGCCGGCTTGACATCGAGACTGCCGCAGCCCAGAGCCTCGGAGGGCCCACTACGGACGATCTTGTCAACGAAGCGGAAGAGGCTCGCCG